TGCCGTCCTCCCACCTGGTGGAGCCGTGGCCGATGGTAGGAACATCGCCCTTGGTTGGGATGACCACCACGTCGGTGAATCCCTCGTTGGCCTTCCAGGCACCAAACCCTACAGCGCTCAAGCTCAGCAGCCCCACGGCGACGCGCTGGCGCGCGTTCATCGCTTGCACTGCTCCTGCAGGGCATGGATGCGGGCTTCGCTCTCGCGGGCCTCACGCCTGTCCTTTCGCACTTGGAAGTAGGTGTTGACCAGGAAGCCCAGCAGGGCCAGGGCCACACCACCCACGCCAACCCAGTTCACCTGAGTCAGCCATCCCACAAAGCCAGCCACGCCGCCCGCGTACAGACCCTTGCTGGCCACCGATGCACCTACTGCCTCAACGATTCCCTCGGGGTTGCTCGCCATACTTCTGCTCCTTACTGGGGCTTTCATGGGCGCCTCCAGGGTGGTGACAAAGAAAACCCCGCTCGGTGGCGGGGCATCGATGGCACTCAGGGTCAGTGCAGGGGGGTGTCGGGATCCCGACTATTTCCCAGGCAGTAAAAACCCCGCCGAGGCGGGGTTTCTGTCACAGGTCAATCATCATTGGCAGCTGGCGGAAGCTTGAAGCACGCAAGGCGACCTTCGATTTGCGTGATGTAGTCATCCAACACCCAGAGCGAGCCCATCACATTGCGATGGGTGATCGAGAAGCCCTCATTGCTGGTGCCGCTTTCGCGAAGTGATGCCAGCACAGAACGAGCTTTTTCGGTTGCCTCTTCCAGAACTTCTACGAGTTCCAGTACCGCTTTGCGTTGATCCATCGGTGGTTCCTTTCATCGATTTGAGGAACCTCCGGTCGCAGTACCGCGTCAATTCTTGTCCTAAACTTTAGGCATATATTGACGTAAGGTGCTTACGTAAATACAGTTCATACACCCTTAGCCCTAGGGCAATATGCCCTAATGCAAGGTGTGAGTTGAAGACCGAGCAGGAACTTCAAATCTGTACACCGGAGGAGCAACTGGGTAATCCGTTCCCCTCTACAAAAACCCTCGACGCTTCCAACGTCGGGGGTTTTTTAATGCTTCGGGTACTGGTGATGTGTCCAGTGATGTCGAATATAACCGCACTGCCCGAACATGCAACCCACCTTTTTGAAATTTCTCAATCCCTATCTTTGGCTTTGAAATCAAGGCCTCGGCGCCGGTCATCCCGAGTGGTACGCCCACCAATCTCCCTTAGCAACCATGGGCAGTGCTGCACGATCCAGGCCTGTGATTTGGCACCAGAGCAGCACCAGGCGCTCACCTTCGCTGTAACGCGGCTCGGCGCCCTGCTTCCAGCCGATCAGTGTGGTGCGGGCCACGCCGATCTCATCCGCTGCCCCCTGGATCGAATACTCGCCAGAACGCAGCACGGTGGTTATGACCCGAAACCAGTCGATGCGCTTGGGCCCAGGGCGTGACGGCGGCGCCACAGAAGGCACGAACGCGCGAACCGCCACGGAACCCCGGGGCGGCTCGGCGAACAGGGTCAGCTGGTCAGACACCGGCGCTTTCATCGTGCTTGCCCGGCTCACCGCCCAGGGCCTCCATCGCCAGCTCGGCGAAACGCAGGGAGAGCTTGTTGAGCGCATTGGTGACTTCTGGGGTACATGCGCGAGCCGCATGATCGCTCACGCTACCAGCCGCGATGGCGAAAGTGCTGGCCGTGGTCAGGTCGATCGATGGTGACGGTTTGGTGGTCATGGCTGCTGCTCCTGGTGGTAGCTAAACGCGCACGCGCGCGAGGTGGACTGGGGTGGCGCACTCACCCTCTCCATCACATCACTCATTTCCCCAATGGCCTTTTCCAGCGCCTGCGGGTCGTTGTCGAGCTGGAACGGGTGGAATGCGCGGCGGTGGCCGAACATGCTTTCGGGGTCGTTTGGCCCGGAGAGATCTTGGTCGACTGCGATCAGCAGCCAGCCATCGATGCCGATCTCTTGGCAGAACCAGACAGGCTTGCTCACCATGGGAAGCCTCCAATGCGCAGGTAGTGGTTGGCAGCCAGCAGCACGATGGTGCCCAAGGCGGCGCCAGCCATGATCAGGGAGTTGTTCATGCGACCTCCTGCAGCAGCGGGATGATGCGTACGTGCACGCCAGGCACTTCGCCGTAGCGCTTGCGCACGATTGCGTCGACGACCTGGACGTCATCCTTCCAGACCACACCGTTGAGACCGTCGTAGATGGCCTTGATAACGTTGTCCATGTCGGGCTTCTTGGTCGGGAACAGCTCGCCGGCCAGGGCCAGGGACTTCCGTTTTTTCGACATGGATTGAGGGATGGCCAGGACAATGCGCATCTCGACCATCACGGCGCCTTCCAGCAGCGTGCGGCCTGCCATGGCGCGGGTGCCGGCCATGCTGATGCGGTTTTCGTAGTTCTCGGTGCGCTCTGGCGTGATGTGCGCGGTGTACGAAACGAGCTGGCCGGTGGTCTTGTCACGGCGCTTGCGACCAACAGCGCGTGGCCTGCCCTTCCCCACTGGCTCACCTGGGACCATGAACTGGACTGGATTGAGGTCAGACATTGCCCGCCTCCAGCCCAATCGCTTGCCGGAACTGAGCCGCGTAACAACCGCGGCAGGTGTTGCCCATCATGGCGTCAATGCGGAACTCAACGTGGCACTGGACGCACTCAACCTTGCGGTTGCCCTCTGGCTCCTTCCAGTACTTGAACCCAGCGCCTTGGCGGGCTTTTGAGCACTTGTCGTGCTTGTGGTGAGCTCGCGACTTGCCGCATACGTCGCAGCGCCCGCTCTGATACCTGACCTGTGGATCTACGCCGCGTGGTGAGCGCACTTGGGGTTCGTAGTTCACACCGACCTCCGAATGTCAAGCTTGGCCAGCAGCAGCGCGCGTGCCGCTTTGCCGTCGGTGGGAATGTTCTGCGCGGTGACCAGGTCGCGGGCCTCCTGGTGGGATCTGGCCAGCTGCGCCTTCATGCCGCTGTCGTGCTCGATGCCCTGTGCGATCTTGCCGTCGAGTGGCTGGGCGTTCTGGGCACGGCGCTGGACGATGGCGTAGTTGCGCTCGAAGCGTTGACGCAGGGCCTTATCGCTGTGCTTGGCACTACGCAGATCAAACGTGCCGGTGGCCTTGGCCGCGACCTCAACAGCTTCGTGGCTGTACTTGCCCATCAGGGCTTCGGTCCAGGCCTGATCGATTGGCGGAATGCCAGGAACGTACAGGCACATGTCACGAAACTCGGTTGCATCCGGTGGCCAAGACTCCTTGCCCGTCCCTGCATTGGCGGCGGCCAGCTCAATCATGCGGCGCAGGCCATTGGCGATCTGCTGCCCAGTGAGGCCGCCGAGGATCTTGGCCCATGCGTGATCAGCTTTCGGCACATCACCGAAGTTGCTGGTCCACTTGTGGCCATAGGTCTGGGTCATCGTGATCCAGAGTTTCTCCAGCAGTCCAAGGCTCAAGGGTTCTGGGGCCATCTCCGCGGGCTGCTCGTTGCGCTGCGACGTTCGATTCGACCCGGTCGACGGCAGAGAGACGACGTTGTTGACCAGACGCTGTACGGACGCCTGAACCTGTTCTTGGTTTTCCATCGGAGTACCCCCCGGCTTGCGCCTGGCGTATGTGGTGTTTCAGGTGGCTGACGAGTTGCTGCTCCCACTGGGCCTGGGTCTGCTCGCGTTCGGGGCGGACGTGCCAGTAGGTGCGGAAGGCGGCCAGAATCTCCGGCGTCAGCGACGTGACCGGGACGGAGTTGGCGAAGGCGAAGGCTTTGAAGGTCTTGGGCTCTGGCGCCCAGTCTTCCAGCGGCATGGCGAACGCGCCGCGCGCGTTACCAGTACTAGTGCTTTTAACGGATATCGGAGGTAGGTTGCTGATCAGCGATTCGGCTGATTCTGATGTGGTTGCTGATCCACTGTCAGAATCACTACAACCCAATGATTCCGGTGCTTCTGGCGGGTTATCGCTTGGTTGTTGATGTGGTTGCTGATCGGGTTGTTCATCGGTTGCTGATCGATTGGACGCACCATCCCAGTCCGCGTGTGGCAGCTGGAAAACCAAGGGCCCAATGGGGTTTACAGCACCGATGCTGATCAGGCGATCAACGAGCGAACGGACCTTCTGCCTGGTAGGGGATCCAGACTCATGCCGCCCGCGTGTGGGTGCAATATACAGCTCTTCACGGAACATTTGTTCGCTCAAGCGGCGAACGACACCAGACACCCCGGTCCTGTAGTCCATAAACCGGCGAATGGCGCAGTACAGCTTGAAGACGTCAGCTGGCTCATCGGCCAGGGCGCCCCACTCTGCGTCATTGATCTGGAAGGCAGGCATGAGCCTATTCCTCGTCGTACAGCTGATCGACGTGCTGCACATGCTCCATCCAGCGTTTGGCCTGGTGGAGGATGGCTTCGATGTCGCTCTGGTTGAAGCAGCGCATCTCGGTCGGGACGATCTTCAGGTCCAGCACCGCCAGGATCTCGGCGAACTGCTGAAACTTCTCGGGCTTCATCCGGCTGATGGTCGCTTCGTCGCAACCTACTGCAACCGCCACAGGCCCATTCCCCACGGACGCAAGGCGCTGCATGAGGACGGCCATGTTCTTGCGGGACCTTACAAGCTGGTCCTGGCTTAATTGAGTTGTCGACATGGTCAAGCCACCTTCTGATCGGCCTTCAGCTTGTTCTTGCTGATGACCTGGATCTGGAACTGGCGGATGGCGGGAATCTCATCACCCCATTGCGTGACTGCGCTGGGGCGGATTCCCAAGGCATCAGCAAGCTTCGTTTTGGAGCCGAAATACTTGACGGCGTCTTCGATGTTCATTGCGAATCCTCGCGTGGCAATGCGCAGATTTAAGCACCCTTAAATTGGTTGCGCAACAAGCCTCTGAGATTTCCGCTCACTTAAATTAAGCTGACTTAACATATCCTGATGAATAGACACGAACGCATCGCCCGCGCCATCAAGGACAGCGGGAAGTCCAAGAGTGAAATTGCCAAGCTTTGCGACGTCGCGCCCTCGGCGGTCACCCAGTGGATCAATGGCGAGAGTAAGACGTTGAAGGCAGAGAGCGTTTTCGCCTTGGCGAAAGCCACCGGCTACCGGGCAGAGTGGTTGACCTTTGGCGTTGGGCCTGAGCGCGATGGGGTCCAGGTAGCCGGTCAACCTGACGAAAAGGACTACGCCGTGATTCCTCAGTACACGGCCAAGGGATCATCAGGCAACGGGTACCTGAACGACCATGTAGAAATCACTGGCGGCCTGGCCTTTAAACGCGACTGGCTCAAGCGCATGTCCTTGAATGCCGAGCACCTACGGGTGATCTACAACCAGGGTGACAGCAATTGGCCCACATTGAGCGATGGCGAGGTGCTGCTGGTGGATGTCTCCAGGCTTGAACCGTCCAACGGCAAGATGTTCGCCATGTACGATCCAGACGACGAGGTCATTATCAAGCGCCTGATTCGTGACATGTCAGGTGGCTGGGTCATTCGTTCGGACAACCAGGATAAGACACGCTACCCAGATATGCCCATCAGCGACGAAGGCATGCAAGAGGTGGAAATCATCGGTCGCGTGGTTTGGCGCGGCGGCGGAATCTAGCCATAAGTCGGCCTTTGTTGATACGGAGTTTTTATGCTGAAACCAGCAGCCCTATCTTTTGCGGTTGTCTTATTGGGCGGCTGCGTCCTTCAGCTCCCAGCACCAGCACCCCAGCAGCCATCCAGTCCGGCAGCCAATCCGCCAGCCAGTCCGCCAGCCAGTCAAGCGGAGCAATCCAGGCAGCTTAAATTCGGAGATGATGTCCCTGGCGGCTGGTTGCATGTTTCAACAGTGGACGAGAATGCCTATCAGATCCAAGCGGGATCTTTTAGATTTGACCGAGATGTCAATGGCGAATCATTGGCTGTAGTCATTGCCCGGTCTGTCGACTTGAACGATCAGGGGATATTCATATTCCAATGGTCAGTCCCTACGAAAGACTGCATTTCTGGCAGGGGTACGTTGCTCATGCATAACACGAAAGGGGATCTTATTGGCCATAATGATTTTGTTTTTGGAGGCGGAAATTTGGCTTCAAGTGTTGCCCAATTGATATGTGAAGTCGCGGTGAAAGCTGCTGGTGAGCAGGAGCGTCAACCGGCCAAGAAAACCAAAAATCCAAACGGGCAGTCGATCTAGGGATCGCGCCCTGAGCCTGAGATATAGCCCGCCTTGAGCGGGCTTTTTCATGGCCGCACGCCGGGGAAATTCAGCGCACTTAAAAATATTTATTAATCACACTTGACCTTTCTTTTTCAGCACGCTTAAATCTGTTCATCCTACCCCCAACCGAAGCAAATCGGAAGGAATCGGATGGGCCTCCTACGCACCCCGCCGAAGAGCCCAGCGCTCTTTAACAATCCAGACCGCCGAGCCTGCAGGCATAGCAGGCCACCATCCCCACAGGGCTCTGGTGCGATCAGGTGTGCCGCGATTTAGCGGCATCCAAGCGGCGCGCATGCCTCGACAGATGCAGGAAGCGCGATACCGGGTGAGCGACCGGGGCCTGTGAGATGAACTACCTGATACCTGCACTCCTCTCGGCTCTGGCCAGGCTCCTGATATGCGAGCCGTGCTGATGCTTTCTCATCACTTTCGAGTGCTTGAAGAGCACCAGGGACGCTGCAGTGAAGGTAATCAGAAGCATGCGCAAGGCCACAACCGTGGCGTCCAGCCCGGTCTTGGCGTGACTGAAACCCAGCGACATCAGTATCAGCCCGATGATCAAGAAACCAACTTCAAGCGAAACCAAGATCAGCGAAGCGCGCATAAGGCGGTCTCTACGGATCGCCTTTGCTGCCGCTCTCATGATCGCCCTGGTGATCCCCATCACCGAAAGCATCTTCATCACCAGCACCACCGGGGCACTTGTGATGCGATCGATTGACTTCATCGCCCTAGTGGCAATGGCCTTGAACCTTTCCAACGCATATCTCCTTGACCGGCGCTTGAAC